CAGGTATATCAATCGAAGGCATCTCTTTTCTTTAATACTTCTACCTCTGAAAAGCATTTAGGACAAGATAGGTTAGTCATTACTGAAAACTCAGGATAACCATTCATATTTTCTTCAATATCAATGTCTCCACCTATAATTAACTCTGTATCACACCAATAACATTTCATTTGATTATAGGCATGGATGGGCCTGTCATCTTAGGTAAGCCTTGATCTAATAATTTAGGCATCATACCTTGTACATTACCTAATATTTCATTCATTACTTTTGCTTTGAAGTTTTCTGAAGTTACATACTTGTAACCAAAGTACGCTCCACCACTCATAGAAGCTACCATTACAAATGAGATGATACTCAAAACATTAGCTATTTTTTGAAACATGATAAGAGAAGCACTAATTAAAGCAAGCGTACCAATAACATTTATGGTACTTTTCCTGATTATAGGATTAGCACCACTTTATGTCATGTATGGAATTATTGACAGAAATATTCCTGTTAAAACTAACTAGCTGGTACGAAACTTCCCTGCGTAGGAGTTTTTTGCTCACTTATATCAAGAACAAGACCACTTTCAATACTTGTAACTTCATCGGTTCCAAGAACTGCTTTTACATCAGCAATAATATCTGCTGTTTTTAAATCTGTTCTAGTTGTTAATGATTCTGGTTTTGTTAAACCACAAGACCCATAACGAGATGAACTGTAGTCTCCATCTACTCTAGTTACAGTCCAGTGTGCAGTATGACAGAAGCCATCGTCTACATCATAATCAACATTAGCTAATGCCCAAGTAGTAGTTGCCATGATAAAAAAAAAGTACTTTTACTAATAGTTTAACCTTATTCTACGACTTCGCTTGGAGTTTCAACACCCTCTTCTTCTTGTACTAATGCAACTAATTCTGCATATTGTGAATTTTTAATATTGAACTGTTCTAAAACTTGTGCTTTTTCCGCTTCTAATTTTTTACTTTGATCGTTCAAAGCATTAAATTTATCAGCAAGAGCTTGTGCTTCATTTTTACGCTCTTCGCATCTGTCAGATAGTTTTGACATAAAATTTTTGTAATTATTTTAAAGTGTAGCTGCTGGAACGTATAACGGCAATACGGTTTACGCTGCTTCTAATGCAGCTACTTTGCTTTCTAATTCTTCTATTTTTGCTATAGCTGTTTGTAAAGCACTTACAACATCTGGCATAAACATACCATAACCAAGTGATTGGTATTCGTCAGAACCATCTTCTTTTTTTGCGTCTTTAGTTCCAGTTACAGCTTCGGGTATAACAGCTTGTACTTCATGGGCAATCCAGCCTTTAATATCTGTTGCTTCTTCACCTTCTTTATTAATATCAAATAGTTTTACTGGTAATAATTTTATATTATTCCAACCATCTGTGTAATCTCTTATATTTGTTTTTACTCTATAGTCAGATATTGATGAAAATGCTGGTGTGCTTCCAAAAGATGACCCTGCTGTTATTGCTCCTCTTTCGTGACCACTTACAATAAAATGTATCATGTGGCTTTGTACGTTTGAAGCTGCTTGCGGTTTAAAAATTGTGACTGCTGTTGTGGTTTGTACAGAAGGATTTGTAATACGCATAGATTCTTGTAGACCGCTGCCAGAAGCATTAGTAAAGAAAGATAAGGTTCCTCCTGAACTTCCATGACCCATGACTCTACCTGTGCCTGAAGTGTAATCCATAGTCAAGCAAGAATTATTTCCGTTATTTGCTGCTCCAAAAACTTGAGCACCTTCATCAACCTGTAGCAAAGCACTTGTTCCAGAAGTTAATCCTATAAGCACCCTTCCAGACCCATCTATACGCATACGTTCGTAAGAATCTACATGACCTGTGCCATTTCCAGCACCATTTACAAAGAATTTAAGAGTAGATTGATAATTTGACCCTGCTGTACACGTTATTGCCGAAGGACTGTATTGATTAGAAGAGTTAAATGGAGCAAAATAAAGCCCTGTTCTGTTATTAGTATTATTACCTCCCATTGTACCTGTTAATAGGAGTGTTTGATTACTAAAACTATTTGAAGCAGAGTCAGCTATATCTCTTGCTACCAATAGTCTTGCTTCTCCGTTTGTTGCTCCGATAGCTACGTTTCCAGACGGATATATCCGCATTGCTTCAGAATCTGTGGCATCTCCACCGCCACCTGTATTAAAAGCTAATGTTCCAGATCCAGAAGTTGCTCCATAAGCTCTTATTTTACCAATATTGCTGATATACTCCATTACTATTGCATTACTTGTATGAGCATTAATATGGCTTTTAGCAATTATTGGTCCAGCAGCTTGTATTGATCCAGTCTGTGTACCTAAGGCAGTGGTTAGACCAACTAAAACATCTCCAGACGAATCTATACGCATACGTTCTAGCGGAGCAGTAAGAGTAGGTCTTGTATGAAAAGTTAAAGCACAAGCTGTATTGGAATCAGTTCCGTTTTCTTTTATACCTCTTACATGACCTAAATAGTTATAACCAGAACTACTTGTTTTTCCATAAAATGCTATTTCACCACCAACCCCTGCTGCCATTGAAGTTGTATCAACTGAAGTAATACCAGATTCCCCTGCTGTACTACCATGATCTATAAATCCTTGAATCCTTCCATTGTTAGCTGTTGTAGTTGACCCTGCAAGAACATTACCTGCTGTTGTAATGGTAACTTTCGTTGAGTCATTGGCAGATAAATTTAGATTATGATTAGATCTTGTTCCTATAGTGGTTGCACCATGAGTCTGTGATGCAATCATCTGTAATTGATGTGTTCCACTCGTAACTAAATTAGCTGTGAAAGTATTTGCATTATAAGTTTCTAAAACAGTTGTACCTGAACCAAAAGTAGATGTAGCTCCACCACCAATTCTCACATCTCCATTAGAACTTATACGCATACGTTCTGTAGGAATAGCAGCACCATCGGGAGTTGTTGAAAATATTAATCTTCCAGGTTTATCAGTAGGGCCTGTTGTAGCGTCAGCAAAGGCTTGAATCCAAGCATAATCTCCTTGAGGATCACTAAAACAAAGTTGTCCTACTTCATTTCCACTACTTGAACCTTGACCTGCTTGTATGTTGAAAACACCATGACCAGTTGCACTTGAGCTATTTCCAGTTGCAGAAATTATTGCAAATTGTGACCTATTACCAGCTGGTGCGGAACTTGAACCAACAAGCAACCTTCCAGACGAATCTAGTCTCATTTTTTCACTTGTACCACCTGTGTCAAATCTAAGATAAGAACTTGTATCATTTACTCTTAAACCATGAATAGCAGCACCATAAGAAGTGCTGAATCCACCAGTTTTTGTTTGGAATTTTACAGCATTACCTTCATTTGCATTTGATCCATTAAAAGTAAGATATAAACCGCCTTTAATGTGTAATTTTTCTAAAGGTGAATCCGTATTTACACCAATTCTATTATTTCCAGCATCTACAAAAAACATATGTGTTGCTAAATCACTCTCAATTCTAAAATCTACATCTGCTCCAGATTCATTAAATACTGTTGCTCCATCTATACTTAGTCCTCCTGTTGCTGTGATAGCTCCTGTTACGTCAATACCAGCACCAACGTCTAAATTTCCAGCTATATCAACATGACCATCAGCATTGATAGTCATTCTTTCTACACTATTAGTTGTATCGGTGAACCTTAATTTACCAGCATTGCCTTGTATTTTAAAATCAGGATCACCATTAGTTTCAGTAAAAATTATGTTAGGTGCAATACCTGAAAGAGTAAGTATATTTCCACCTGTAATATTTCCAGTTGTGATTATATTTCCAGTAAAGGTGGATGTTCCTGCACTGTCTATTGTTAATCTTGTCGTAGGAGAATCAGCACCATCAGCCGTTGTACTAAATACCAAACGACCTGGCATATCATTACTTCCAGGTGTGCCATCTACAAAAGCTGCAATATTAGCAGCAAAACTACCTAAATCAGTGCCATCATTACCTACAAATGCAATATTACCCAATACATCATTATTTTGTACTACGACATTTGCTCCAATAGAAGCTCCTCTAGTTTTACCAAAAATTAATCGTGGAGCATTAGTGTTAGCAGTATTTCTTATAAGACTTAAAGATGATGTAGGTTCATCTGTACCTTCTATTTGTAATCTTGTTTGAATACCAGCAGATGCTCTTGAACTAGATGCTCCAACAAGCAAACGCTGTGAACTATCAACTCTTATAGCTTCACTACCACCAGTTTCAACAGAAACAGTATCAGCAGCAGGGAATCTTATTACAGTATTAGTATCTCCAGAGTGAATTATTTTATCTGCAATAGTTAAATCACTTGTAGATGTTATAGCTCCTGTTACAGCTAACGTACCAGTTACACTTACACCAGTATCAGCAGTTAATCTAGTTGTTCCTCCAGCAGCCAAGCTAACAGTATTCGTTCCACCAAATATTCCGCTATCACTATCTCCAAAATTTATAGCAGGTGCTGAATTAGAACCATTAGGCATGGTCAATACACCAGTTAATGTACTACCAGCTTTTGCTACATAATTAGTATTTGATGTAGTACGTTCTGCAACTGTTACCGCATTTAATCCAGCAGGGGTTACAACTCTATTTGTGGCTGTTCCAGTTGTTGTCTCACTATTAGTTGCTAATTCAGATATACCCGAAACTGTAGTCGTAGCAGTAGGTGTAGTAACAGATCCTGGGCCAAATATTTTTACGATACTATTATCACTGGCTCGCATAAAGCCACCAATGCTATTTATATTTGCGTTAACAGCTAGTTCACCAACTTCAGGTAAATCAGATGTACTTGGGGTACTATCCTGAACAACACTATTTTTTAATTTAATTTGAATTGACATAGTTTACCTAGACTTAACTAAAGGATACATGAATTTAGTAAGTTCCTCCACTAATTGCTGAAACATTAGCGAATTGACCACTTGCTTGAAGTACTAATAATTGACCAGTTGTAGGACTTGATACTGTTACATCGGATAAATCATTAAGACTAGAAACACTACCAGGTCCAGATAAGGTATCAATTCTATCCCAGTTATCAGGTCCTACACATAAACACCAATCACCTGCATCAAAGCTAGTACTTGGTACAACTGCTGTACCGTTACCAGGGGTAACACAAACAAAATACGCACCAGTTAATGTTGATGTACCTGCTGGTATTGCATTACTTACAGTAAAACCTGCTGACGTTCCAAATGCTGTTAAAGTAACGATTAAACCGTTGGAAGCGTTAAATGTCCCACAGAATCTAAGGTTTTCCTCTGCTAATCTTCCAAAACCAACAGAGAAGAAACTGTTACCGTTAAATATTCTTAGCTGTCCTGTTGATTCTTGTAACCAGAAAACTCCAGTAGGCAGATCAGATATATCAGGTGATGCCTCTTGTATAAATCCAGTAGATAAGTTTGCTAACTTATCCATAGTAATTGCATCGTTGGCTACAAAGTCTGTCCCAAACGTACCAGTTGTAATTTTTGTTGTAGCTAAATCAGGGATATCACTAGCAGCTAAAGTTGTACCAGCAGTAACAAAACCTTGACTATTAACGGTAACTTTTGTATGTGTACCTGCTGTTACACCTGATGTTGCTATAGATAAAACTCCAGAACCAGATATAGCTAAAGGAGCAGAACCTGATGGAACTGTAATAGCACCAAGAGCAGTCGCAGTGGCAGCAGGCAGATCAGATCCAACAAGTGCAGTTGTTGCTGTTATTAAACCTTGATTATTAAAAGTGATACCAGATGTCGTTGTACCAGTAACAGTATTATTTATAGATAAAGCACCTGTATTTGCTACAGTTAAACCACCTGTTGATGGTACGCTTACACCACCAACTGCTGATGCTGTAGCTTCTGGTATATCACTAGCAACTAATGCTGCTGTAGATGTTATCAGTCCTTCGTTATTATATGTAATACCATTTCTTGCGGAAGCTCCACCTGTTACTGCATTATTAATTCCTAAATTACCTGATGCTACATTTAACGATCTATCAAGATTAGATGTATTTAATTTTGCAGCTGTAATAGTTCCGTCTGTTATTTTTGTACCTGCAACTCCCGATGCTATTTTTGCATCAGTAACAGCAAGATTGGCTATAGCTGCGGTATCAACAGCGTTATCAGCTAATTCACTGGAACCAATCGCATTAGCAGCGATTTGTGTAGCAGTAATAGTATCATCAGCAATCTTGGCAGCAGTTACAGCATTATTAGCTAACTTTCCTGTAGTTATGTTTAAATCAGAAATTTTTGCAGTAGTAACAGCACTAGATACAATAGCTGCGGTATCTACTGAGTTATCAGCAAGTTCTGAAGATCCAATAGCATTGGCAGCGATATTACCAGCAGTGATAGTATCTGAAGCAATCTTTGCTCCTGTAACAGCAGTACTTGCAATGGCAGCAGTATCCACTGCATTGTCCGCTAATTCATTTGCAGTTACAGAATTATTAGCAAGTTGAGTAGACGTAACAGAAGCAGACGTTAATTTCGCTCCAGGGATATCACCATTGCTAAAATTAGTTTTTGCAAAAGTAACAGCACTATCAGCTATCTTTGTAGTCGTAACTGCTGTATCTGCTAATTTATCTGTTGTTACGTTTAAATTTGTTATTGCTGCTGTATCTACCGCATTATCTGCAAGTTCACTAGAAGTAATAGCATTAGCTGCTATTTGTGTAGCAGTTATTGTATCATTTGCTAATTTTGCACCAGTAATAGTTGCATCTGTTATTTTTACATTGGTAACAGCATTATCAGCAAGAGTTGCAGTAACAATTTGTCCTACAGATAAAGGATAACTAAGTGCTGTAGCTGGTATAGACGCATTATCTACTAATCCAAAAGCACCTTGTACAAAGTTTTTTGCAGTTATCTTTTTCGTTTCTGTTGCACTAACATCTGCAAGAGCAATCGGATCTGTTGCTTGTAGTTGGGCTGAACTTAATTCTGGTAATTGTGTAATCTGTAGATCAGCCATGTCAAGTCGCTTTTAAGTACATCATAAATCTAAATTTAAGGATCTTCAAGTAAAATACCTTCACCATCCTCTTGCAATATCCTATCACTACTTTCTAATAACAAGAATGATGGCGGAACTCCATTATGAAGTCTTATCTCACTATTTGTTATAAATTCTATCCGTGCTTCAACCAAACCACTTGCAGGTACATTTACAGCAACATTAGTAACAACGCACATTGATTGATACCAAACGCTGTTTGTAGTTTGAGTTGGATCGTGATAAACATAAAATCTTCCTTCAAAGTCTGCTCCCTGCTGCATCCGTACCAATAATTGACTTAGATAAACAGGAAATTCTGGACTAGCAAAGTCAGCTGTATCATTTTGAAAGTTTCTATGCTGCCATATTGTCTGTATTGTTCCCTGTCCTGATATAAGACCATTTTCATATTGCCTTCTAAATTCTTCTCCTAAATTTGTAACATCAACGGTATCTCTTGTTGTTGTAATTTCAAATTCAGTAATTTTTGCAAGCGGTCTAAATCTAGTATTTCTGGTACGAATTAATATATTTTTTGTAGAAGATGGTTCGCTTAATGTAAGTGCATCTGTAACTTCACCAGCTAAAGCAGAAGCAAAAGTGTTATATAGCTTAATTCCACCCATATCATCAATATGAATATATTTACGAAGATCAGGGAAACTATGACCAGCCAGTAACTCTAAATTACTTCCATCAACTGTTTCTATTTCAACTTGATCTCCTGTTATTAACGATCCATTAATATTTTCAACAGAGAATCTTTTTTTAGAGATATTAATGTCAGCAGGGTTTAAAGATGTTCCTATTTCAGAATTTAAGGCATCACGTTTTAGCTCAATAAAACCTGTCGATCCAAAATAAATAGACATTTACAAAGCAAGGCCAGTAGGTGCTCCATTTACTTCAAAACTAATATCTGCTGCTGTAACTTCTCCAACTGAACTTGTCATACTAAAACTCGTTGGTATAGCTTGAAACTCTATAAATCTACCATTAGTAGAACCATCTTTTATTCTTAACTTAAATGTCATAGGGCTACTTTCTGCATTTTTACCATCACCTGCACTACTACCAGTTTTTATAATATTATTAATTAACGTACTAAGTTGACCAGAAGCTACCCCAACAGCAGCTTGATAATAATAAACACTAGCACTACCTGTATAACTTCTTGTGCCATGAATAATTGTTCTATCAGTATCTTCTAATGAAACAGTTTCTAAAACTGCTTGGTTCATGCTGAAAGACCATGATCTGACTTTAGCAACTTTTTGGCCATCTATTAATAATTCACCTTCTTTACCAGAATAAAAGCCAGACATTGTTTTAGTTTAATTTTAAATACATTCTAATCCCCATCGAGGCAAGCGACAAATTTACATTGCACATTTGATCTATTTGGTCTAACACTTGTAACAGTAGGAGGACCATCAAATCTATACCTTAACAAAAGTTTTCCATCACCATCACTTGCTCTGACTTTATCAAATAGAATACTGTTTGTTGTATTAAAGAGCGTGATACCTGCTAATACGTCACCACCATGAAATTCAAGATAATCATAATCAGAATTAACTTCTTCGTAAGTATTTAAAATTAAATTTACATCTTCATCTGTAAGATTTGTAAATCCTAAAGTTAATTTTGCATCTACTTGCTTATTACCATATCTAAGAACAGTTTTTGCACCATTTTGTGAAATAAATTCAGTTTGTGGGTATCTTCCAGGGGTAAAAGTCCTAGAAGAAGGTTTTATAGGTGGAAAATTTCTTTTATTTGCCATTTAACTAAGTTTCATCAGGATCAGAGAATATGTCTGAATCATAATCTAAAATGGATAATTTTCCATTCTCATTTAAAGGTTGATGTGTTGCTGTTAATTGTACAAAACCTTCATCTGTATATGTAATAGACTCTATTTTATAAATACGATCAGCAGTATTTGTTTGTTGGATAGTAAAAACAGAATTTCTAAATTGACCTGAGGCTCGACCATTACTTGCAGTCAAAGTGCCCGATTTTGGATCGCCAAAGTCACTACCATCTGTATTAAAAGCTCTCCAATAAAAAATATTAGCTCCTATGGGATTTGAATTGCCTTGAGATTGTATAATGCCATCAGCAGATATATAACCATTTTCAAATCTGTCGTTATGGGTAATTTCAGAAAAGAATCTAATGTAATCTCCAGGTTGTAAAGACATTGCAGATTCAGGTGTTGTTTCAAAACTAATACCATGATCTACAAATTTTCTTATAAGCAGTGCATATTTTGCAAACTCTTCAGCATGATTTCGAGATGTACAAAAATTTGACATATCAAAAATTTCTCTAGGGTCATTTTCACTACCTCCTAATTCTTCTCCAAGTCTTAAATCTAAAACTTCAGTTTTAGCAAAACCATTTTCTACTTCTTCACGATATAGAACTCTTGCTTGGAATAACTGCCTTTCTTCTGGAGATAAAAAACTAACTTTAAGATTTCTAGTATTACCATCAGTAAATAACGCTTTTACTAAATCCTTTCCTAATACGTCACGATCAATTTCATTGCTTGAATTTATAGGAACTGTTGGTGTTAAAGAAAATTGTCCACCTTTTATAGTGAAATCTAATAAACAAAAAACTGCATTTTGATAAATAAATTCTCTTATATTTTGTTGTTGTGTAATAATCCCATCCCAATAAAAATTATTTGCCTCGCAAAACTTAGAAGCTTTTTTCATATCTTCTTTATTTATTTGGGTCGTTCCAATTAAATTACCTGCTCCGTTTATGCTATCTGTTAACAAGTGGTAGGCAATATCAGGAAATAAATTAGATGAATCATTTGAACCTGTAATTAAGTTTTCTACTTTTATTCCGTTCTTGACGTAAACAGATAATTGAGAAAAATTATTAAATTCTTTACTACTGTTCATTTTTAAACCAACATTTGATAATTGGCTATAAGGTAAAAAATCTTCGTCTGTACTGTTTGCTCTTATTAATTCATTTACATAAGTAATTTGATGTTCTGGTTGGTCTAAATGTGAAGGTCTTTCTGCATCAAACTTTATATAATCAGCGATTGCATCATAGGGATTTAAGTTTTGACCTTCAGGCCAAGGGTCTGTTACAAAAACGCCAAAATTTACACTACAAAAAACACTTTCATTACCGAAAGAGTCGAAAGGAATGGTAACTGTATCTCCTTCTTTATATCCAGTTCCTTTATCAGTAATTTTCCATCTCTTAGCACCATTATCGAATAATTCAACTTTTACTCTTAACCCTGACCCAGAACCACCTGTGGGAGATACTGTTTTTGGATAACCTGAAACCATACCTTTTTCTACAGCTTGTAATCTTGACTTTACTATTTCATACTGATTTCTAAATTCAGTACCGCTATTTTTTTTGGTTCTAAATTTTGCATTACCTGGGTGATAACGTATTCCATCTTTCACTACATTGTATGAAGTGTCATTTTCAGCAAAAGGTCCAAAGGGTCTTTTTGAGTCGACATATTTACCTTGTGATCTATTGTCTATATAAAAAAATAAACCAGTTCTTTTTCTAGGATAACCAGTACCAACTTTTACCTGCTGTTGGCCTACATACGTTCTTTTTTTAGAATCACCATTGTAAAGTGTTTCAAATGGTACATATTCTTCTTTAGTTCTTGGCGTTGAAACAGAAAAACGATCAAAAGATAAGACTTTACCTTGGTCTGCATCTTTAGCTTGCGGTATTTCTCCTAAAAACCATTCAGGGTTACTAGCTCTTGATGCTGTTAAAACATAATTTGATTGTCCGTTAAAATATATAGAAAATTCACCTGATGTAAACTGATCTAATTTAGTACCCTGTAAAAGATTTATTTCTTTTCCTACATATTCAGATTTTATTCTATTACCAGGAAAAGGCTCTAATTTAAACTCTCTTAATTCTTCATTACTATGATTAATTCTTATAAAATTGTATTGCGGTTGAGGTGTTCTTCCTAAAACAGCAAAAGGCTTATCACTAATTTTAGTCCAATCATCTTCACCTACAGTTCTTGTATATAACTCAAAAAAACTATATCTTTTTACATATTTACTCATTTGACCTAGTGAAATATTACCATTTTTCTTTTCATAATCATGGACTGTTCCATCACGCCCTGAATTATCAGGTTCGCCATAATATCTCCAAAAACCAGGGTGACTATTAACATTTGCAAAACCTGTAATCTGTTTGTTTACAACAGATTTAATACCAATTTCAGTAGTATGACATTTATAACTATTAGTAATAATTCCGATAGCACATTTTTGAATTAACAGAGTTTCATAAGGATTATGTGCATCTTTAACAGACTTTACTTGAACTTTACCTGGCTCAATAATTTTAAATGTAAATTCTTTTGTTTTATTTTCACTCCAAATATCAATATCGTAGCTGATCAAAATACCCTTTGCCGTTCCAATAAGATATTGTTCTCCTATTGCTAAAGTATCGTCTGTATTTTCTCTATCAGCATTTATAGAAGATGCAACATCTTCAGCACTCCAATCACTAAAATCAAATTCTTTATTAGGATCTTGATTCGATATTTTATATTTTACAATTCCATTTTTAGCAACATCAAAAGTACCAGATCCTTGAGTACCCCTTACTGCAACTATAGCTTGGTATCTAGGAAAATTTGTTTGTACCTTTCTTCTTTTAATAATAGTTTTTTTCTTAACATCATCATCTAAATTATTTTGTACAAGAATTAATTCATAAGGAAGCATAAACCTCATGCTATTTGGTACAGGGTTATAATTACCAAAAATATTTTGTGTAGAAGGGGTGCGAGTTGCACAGAATGTATTATCAACAAAACCACCAGTATAATCACTATCAATTAAAGGTAATGCAACATCATCTGTAGAGGTCTTACCATCTCTATCTTTTTCTCGTTCTAGATTACCTTGAGGATACTTATGTGGTCCGTTTTTAAACTTTCCATCTCCACTGCCGTTATACCAAAAAAGTCTAAATTTACCTTCCGAATAATTTTTTAACAACATATCACCTATTGCATATCCATTAAAATCAGGACTTTGACCAAGTTCTCCTGAAGATAAATTAAATATTGCCTTTATCTGTTGTCCTTTGCCAAGACTTCTCATTTGTGACCATAAAAGTTGTGTATTTACACGAATACCTCCATAGTCAACTCCATCTTTTGTTTTATATTTAGCAAAGACTAAAGGTATTACAGCACCTAACTCTGCAAGCTCCTGTGCCGTATCAAAACCTGTTTGTGGTGCAAATCTCCTTACTCCTTGCTGCCCTGCTGTAGTAAGACTAGGAGGAGTTTTGGGAGGCTTTGGTTTAGGTGTTAAAAAGTAAGATACAAGGGTAAGAACTAGACCAACAATTATCTGACCAGCAACAGTTAAACCTCCACTAATAGTACCTCCAACAAACAGCACTTGAGGCATATTAACAATGTATGGAATATCCTCATATTCTTTTGGTCTTTTACCGTTTTGATTTACTACATACTCTAAAAATTTAAAGTACTCTTCTTTACTAAGATCTAACTGCTGACAAAGTTCTTGCTCGAAGGGTAATAGTATTTTTCTATGTCCAATCTGTCTAATGGGCTCCATCGAACCATCGACTCTCCGCAATTCAGCCATCCGTCTTTCCAATAAACTGCAAGGCCATATCCAACATTAGATTTACATAATGCTACTGTACCTATTTTAAACTCTTTTGTCTCGTTTCCCCACTTTTCTAGTTCTTCTTTAAATATTCCAAAATCTTTTTTTCTTACTCTTTTATACCAATCTCTTGTAGGTTCTGGAGAAGTAATACCGTAATATTTTAAAACTGTTCTTGCTAATGAAACACAGTCTGCTGCATGATGTTTTACAGGATCAGCACCTAATCTATAACGTAAACCAATAAGCTGATGTGGCTTCATAAAGTTTGTATATTTCCAGTACGAGGTAAAAAACCTACAAGGTCTGTTGTAAATACTCTATTAGGAGCAGTCGTACCAACTGCATCTATTGCACTACTTAATAAAACTTCTATTGTTTGTTGGTCATAACCAAAAGAAGCAATAAGCCAATTTTCTACAGTCATTACTTCGTTTACAGTAAAATCACTATTCATTTTGCATACTTCTACTTTTACATTATGTCTTTCTGCTATAGAATCTCTTACATGATTCATTGCAATAGCGTTATTGGCAAGTATTAATTGTGCTTCTAAATTATCTCCTGACTTGGTTTTAGCTGCACCTTGATATATAAAGGGTAAAAATGTATGTTTATTACCATTGTGTATAATTGTATTAGAACCTGCTGTTAAAGTATTCATATCCCCTCTCACACTGTTTTGAAAGAAACGATTAAAAGTTTTATCTTTAACTTTTGTTAGATGTAAAAAAGTTGTTAGATATGTAATACTCATAATCCTAATGTGGCACGTTGGCTACGGGAGTTCTTTAAAGTAGCGAAAGCTTGAGAACGACCAGCATTAGCACCTTGTTTTGCAGCAGTATTAATTATCTCAGGCACAGCAGATTTTGGAACGTACTCATCTCCATTAAAGTTAAGAACAGGACCAGTGTATTCAACTATTGCATTACCAGATCCACCTGCAACTGTACCAGATTCATGGCTACCTCCTGGAATAACAGCACCACCTCTAGCACCTGCTGAATATCTAGCCATCGCACCATCCATCTTAGAAGCAGGTATGACGTATTCTGGTTCACCACCTTCTCCCATTAATCCAAGTGTAGGTTGATTTACAACCCCACCATATTGAAATGCCTTAAATCCACCTGCTCTACTGTATGAACCTTGCTCGCTTCCAGTAATGCTAAACATTCGGTTAAAGATGTTTTGGAACGCAGCATTAAGGAACATTTTTGCCAGTGATTTAGCGATGCTTGCTAGTGATTCACCTAATGATTTTGTTCCTTCAATAAGACCCATAAGAGCATTTGTCATTTCATTAGCTAATAAGTTTGCAATTTCTTCTTTAGTTACTTTTACTTTTTTAATCGCTTTTCCTTGTTCTTCTATAGCATCTGTAGCATCTTTTGTTTCTTTTGTTATTTTTTGTTTTGTTTTAAATATATCATCTAACTGTTCTTTGATTTCCTTAAATTGTTGCTTATTTTCTTCATTAAAATCTAATTCCTTTCTTTTTTCCATAAGAATTTTTGCTTCAGTGTCTAATTGTTCCAGTGCCTTATCTCTAACTTGTTCTCGTTGTGCTACTTCCTTTGCAATAGCTTCAGACATACCTCCTTCTGTTAATTTTTTAACAGCTTCTTTAAGGTCTTTTTCTTCTTGAGCTTTTTGAACTAACTTGTCATGTTCTAAAGTTATTTCGGACATTTTAACTCTTTGATCTTCTAAAGAAATTCCTATTCTTGCTATCTGTTCTAATTCTTTTTCTAGTTGAGCTTCTCTTTCTGGATCCTTTACTCTTCCTCTAGCATTTTTATTTTTCCTTATAGCTTCTAATTCAGTTCGTCTGTCGACTATTGAAGGATTTTTACTGTTTTCTATAAATCTATCAAGCCTTGCTTTTTCTGCTCCTTTAGACACTCCTAATAATTTATCAACAGCATTTATAACAATAAGTATAGAATCTTGCATTTTCAACATTGCAATTTTGAACTCACTTCCTACTAATGATGCTTTCTGCCCAAATTCTTCCAGCCTCTTAGTAGCTTCTGTTCCTATTGTTTCTTTCATCTTCTGCATCGCAGCATTGAAAGCTGCTTGCTTCCCTTGAAGTTGTTCTATTATCTGTATTCTTTTAGCCTCTGCTGTACCTGCAAGACCCATTGAATCTATTAACGCATTTGTGTCCTGTACAAAAGGACTCATTGCCTTACCTAAGTCTCCTAGCTTGACAATTACTTGTTGGATTTGTTGAACTAGGGCGGTTGCAGCAATACCTCCAGCAAATCCACCCATTTGTCCAAACATTCCACCTACACCACCACCGATAGCACCAGCAGCAGCACCTACTGGACCTTGACCAAATAACAGAGGAAACGCACCACTTATCAAAGCACTTTGTTTATCAAAACGTCTGCCCATATTCCGTAAACTAAATCTATTTGTACCTGCTCTACCTCTTAAAAGTTCTCCTCGTCTACCAAAATTTAAAGGCGAAGATTGTCCTTGTAATCCAGGATCAGAAAATTGTTGTGGTCCGTATTGAGATGCTTTAAAACCTGTAGATTTTCCTTTTAATAATGTAGCTAGTTGCTCTTCTTGATCCTTAAAATAAGCGGGTGAACCAACTAAATGTTTAAGACCGCCTACGGGTAATACATTTCCCTTCATCTTAGCTACTTTGAGAGCTTCTTTATTTACTTCTTCGTAATATTTAGGAGAACCTACTAAATCCTTGGTTCCTTTAACTGGTAATACATTTTGTTTAGCTACGTCCAAAATATTTTTTGGGGATCCTACTAAATCTTTGCTTCCTAATATTGGGGAACGACCCATTCCGCTTCCAGAAAAAGCCACTTGTGCTGGCGATCCAAACATAAACTTTGATCCACCAATAGGAGATGAGCCATACATCCCTGGTGAATAAGGTGGGGCTGCTGGTCCTTGCATCATTCCCGCCCTACTTGCAAAGTATCTCGGAGAGCCTATAGTTTTAGCACTTCCAAATCTTGACTGTGAAATACCCGTTAATACATCAAGACCTCCAGATGACTTTACAGTTCTGCTTTTATTAGTTGCTTGTTGTGCGGTTTCTCTAGTTATTGCTTTTTGTATTTTTAACTCGTTTAACGCTACTTTTAATAATTTTTCTGACTCAACAAATTCTTTCTTTTGATTCATTAACGCAGACTTTTGTATAGCTTCCTGTGCTCTGCCCATTTTTAGTCCTTTATCTGCTTGCTTTTGAACTAAATCACCAACTCTTCTAGTTTTGGACATCATGTCCTGTTGTGCTCTCTTGCTATCTAATATCTGAGCTTCAGCCCTAGCTGTTCTATTTGCAGTTCTTACAGGTTTATTTATTTTATCGACAGCACCCTCTATCCTTTTTAGGTCCTTTAAACCTTGGCTACTTAATTTTAAATTTATCAGTGCATCATAAGAAGCCACAGGTTTATCGCATACTGTTGTTTATATATTAAAGCAAAATATGAAATTTACCTACGTCTACGAGCTTTTTCTAGTTCTTTCTCTTGATTCTCATTTAAGACTTGAAAGTAAGCACTCCAACCGATCACTTCTTCGAGTGTCATTTTTCTAACATCTGCGAGACTCATTCCTAGTTCTTTGGCAATGCCAAACTGCAACATCATTAAACTGTCTTTACGCAGTTCAGCACTTAGTCTTTTGGGTCTAGAGGCTCTTCTTCTTCCTGAATAATACTTAACATTAACTTTTGTAAATCAGAATCTCTGACTTCGTTTTTAAGAACGTCTATTTCACCCAACTGAAATAGTTTCTCACCATTCTCATCCTGTGCTTTTGTTAGCAATAAGCGGAGAGCAAATTCGTTGGCATCATCGGACTTTGCCAATCTTTGTGCTCTTTCCTTTTCAGCTAATGTTAATGGAGCGACCCACATTTCAAATGTAGTTCCATCGGATAGGGTTACTTTTTTCTTTGTGGGTTCAAGGTTTGCTGCTTTACGCAAACGGTCAATCGCACGAATTGTTTTAGCTGTTGTAGGCATAGTAAAGTTTTATACTCTACTATTGTAGCTCATTATCAATTAAATACTACTTATGCAGCAGCAGAAAAATCAAATGTTGGTTGAACAGCAGGTCTAAATTCTACACTTACTGTCTGTGCATCATCTGGGTTAACATTCAATGATGCAGAAGTTAATGTAGCTTCAAACTCAATAAATCTACTTAATGTATCGCTGACAGAACCACTGGTAAATACCTGATCCATATATAGTTTCATAGCTGCACCTACTTGCTGTCTCTGTAGCACATCTTGAACCATGCGGTTTACCATCGCTGTATCTTCGTTTGTAAAGTAAGCAGTAGCAGTACCTGTGCCATCACCAAAACCAGCAATATATTTTCTAAATGGAGTGAATTGTGTTGGAGTACCACCAATAGTTGTTACATCTATCTCTTCTCTAGATATTTCAAATGTCCATTCTCTGACCTGTGTAACGCTACTGAAATCTGCATAAGCTACCTGAAACTCATTAGGAGATGCTGCTGTACCAACATCAGTAATATTTAATGCTGAACCACCAGAAGTTGCTGACACCTGTAATGCTCCTGTTGTGGCTGTATATGCAATTACGTAGAAAGTATCAGAAGTATTTAACCCTGCTGGTAATGTACCCGTTCCAGATCCACCAGTTTGAGAGTTGATAACACTAAACTTAACAGGATCACCTACTTTAAAGTTTAAATAAGTCTCAATAGTGATAGTTTCAGTACCAATATTTACACCAGCTGTACCAAAAGTACCTTTAGTACCAGCAGGTTTGTAATATAAAGCTCCAGATGTTCCAGATAAAGCGGTGACAGCCATGATTCTTAAAAAGAATTGTATACCCTATACATTAGCGTGTTTTTTGCAATTTGTTAATCTAAATCTGTAGCAACATAGGATGTTTCTATTCTTCCCTGGAATAATGGGGGATTTTCTGTAGTAGAGAATGAAGGTCCAGTGATATTTCCTACTCTGAAAAATACACCTGAATTTGATTTGGCGGTGTTGTTTAGGGTTTCGAGTACGTTAACTGCTGTGGTTACGAGTGTTTGATTTCTTGCAGGTCCTTTGCCTTTTTCAGAGAATGTACGAATTACAACTGCACCTCTTGCGGTGTCTACGCTGGATGTCAGAGTTGCTTCGTTTGTTTCGCCAAATGTTACATTCACTGTTACATACTCTTTGGTAGATCCCAGAGGAGCAGCAGTTATATTGTCAAAAAACACAGGAACTGCTGGAGATAGATTTGTGAAGGCAGTTAGTATTGGATTTTCTACGGCTGCTCTAATTGATTGATAATCCATTAATTTTTACCTGGGTTAGCACTTCCTAATTTTAAACCTTCCTTAATTCCCTTTTTGAAATCTTTTGCAAAAGCTCCTCCACTGGCATAATCTGAGTACCAATCTAAAGGAGCACTTCTGCTGTTTGGAAATGCAGCCATTTCATCATCGCTGGACCTGGATTTGGTTGATTGGCTTAATTCACCTCTTTTACCTCCAGAGGGTCTTATTCCAAAAGTAAATCTGTCATCTGCAACTCTTGATGTATCTACGCTACCTAACATACCGTAAGGCAAATCAAATGTACCTGGAACCCAAGCTACTAAGTCCAAAGCTATAGGAGCGTAAGTTGTGCTGTTTAATATTGTGTACAAGTTATATTTTCCAGAAGCTGATTTTGGGATTACTGCCTGTTTTACATGAGTTATTGAATATTTATATTTATCTCCCTGCTGCTGTCTAGCAGGACTTTCTTGTTTATCTTTTCCAGATATAGCAGACCAGGCAGATGAAAACCTACCAGACCATTGAGGACCTCTCTGAGACAAAGAGTTCATTATAGAGACAGAAGCTAATTGACCTCCTTTTGACACTGATTTTCTAATGTCGTCTGTTAAGAATTTTATATCTCTAGCCATTACTGAACCCTCACTATAAGTTCATGGTATATGGGTTCATCTCCTCTGTAGGTTCTTACTGATGTTATTTTGCCTTCTACAGTAGCACCTGCTTGAGTGTACTGGACACGATCTGCCTGTGTTGGATAATAGTTGCCTAGTTCTGACGCTCCAATCAGTACTCTTGCGTCTGTTCCTTGATATACTCCTTCGCTCTCATTTGAGTTCAATGCAGATATTATGCCTTTTACAGTTACGTTTGTATCTGATCCAGTGATAGCACCAGTTGTAGGATTATATGTGCGAGGTGTTGTTGTCTTTATATAGGTTATGTTTTGACCAAATTGAGATAGAACTTGGGCTGGTATCGAACCAAATATATCGTCTATTGCTGCCATATTATCCTCTTATCACTCGTAACTGGTAGCTGCCACTACCACCAGAACAATATGCTCCAAGAAAACTCTGCAAAAAAGGATATATGTCAAAAAGATTATTAGGTGTACCCATGCCTTGTGAGCTTTTATTGTAGTTAACTTCTAGATCACCTATTTTAACTTTTTCTGGTGTTCCAACAGTTCCTTTATTACCAGTAATCGCACCAGTATCGTTTGCTAATGCTCTAGCTAATTCATATTGTGCATATTTAATATTGTTTGGAATAGCTGTACAGGCAAGCTCAACATCATCTACTTCATGGTTATTTCTAGGAAACTTCAATGCCTGACCATTATCACATCTATCACCATAAAAAACTAAAGTATCTATCTGCCTGGTTGCGTCTATTAATGCTCTATTCTTTTGATCGTCTGTTTTATTTGTCCAGGTGCTTGAATCAGGTACAGTTTCAAAATAACTATTAGCTTCGGCTAACGTGACATAACTATTAGCTGAAGTTCCTGATAATGT